GAAGGATCACCATTAGATACATCTGATGATGATTATGAAAATGGATATTTCCAAATCACTAAAGGTGGTTTAAAAGAAGTATCAATCGTAATGCAACCTAATAATCCAATGGCTGAAGTTAAAAAATTAGAATTTTTTAGAGAAGATGGAACTGCTAATCTTAAACATATCGAGAAAGCATTGCGTGAAGCTGGGCTTTCAAAGAAAGATGCTACATCCGCATCTAGCAAGTTCAATGAAATTCTTAAAATTCGTGATGAAGTTAAGAAACAAGTTGAAACCGCTCCAAGTCAAAGTGAGTTTGATGCGGATGACGAAAAGGCGATATTGGAAGCTCTCAAAGAGCGTTCATTATTAAAGAAATTAGACAAACGACTTAAATAAGGAAAAATTATGTCAGATAAAATTATTCAAAAGCTAGACGCAATTGAAGAAAAAACTTTAGCTCGTCAAGAAGAAATCATCAAGTCAGTAGATGAAAAACTTGAAGCTACAGTTGCTTCATTTGATGAAAAGGTGCAAGCACTTGAAGCGAAAGTTGCTTCAGTTCAAGCTCCAGCAATCGTTAAGATTGAAAAAACTGTTCGTGGTGATGTTAATAAAATGGTTAAAGAACAATTAGCCAGCTTTATTAAAACAAACGGCAGATTTGAAAAAGAAATCAAAATGTTTGAAGATGCTTCACAATATGATGCATACATCAAGGAAAGTTCTGGTTTAACTGGTTCTGGTGCTGGTGTCGGTGGTAGAACATTCTACGATCCAGTATTCCATCCACTTCGTTTAATCAACCCAATGCGTGGTGTATCTCGTTCTGTTGCAACTGATGGTTCAACATATCAATTCCGTGCTAAAGTTGGTAACGCTGGTGCTATGTGGGGTTATCCAATCAACAACAATACTTCTGCTGGTTCTGGTGTTCCTAACCCAACTACAGAAAACACAAACATTTGGCAATTAACACTTCAAGACATCAATACACAGTTCCCAATCAGAACTGCGGCTCTTGATGACATCGATGGTTTAGAATCAAATGTTGTTGATGATATGTTAGCTGAATTTAGCCAACAAGAAGGCTTATCAATGATTCAAAACAATGACCAAGCTGATCCAGCTACTGTTCTTTATGGTGGTTCAAATGGCTTGCGTGGTTTAAATCAATATGCTGGTGCTAATGCATCTTACACAGGCGGCACATTTACTACTGCGGCTTTTGGTTCATCAGGCACAGGCTCAACAAGTGGTTTACATTCATTAAGCACATACGATCAATTAACATCAAACGGCGATAATGTAGTTGCTAATGCAGTTACTTATGCTGATATTGTTAATTTCATCTATAGCTTGCCACAACAATATTGGACACCTAATGCTAAATTTGTTATCAACCCAATCATGCTTTCAGCAATTCGTGGTTTAACAGATTTACAAGGCAGACCAATCTACATTGATGGTTTAGCTCGTGAAGATGGTATCGTTGGTTCTTTACTTGGCTTTGATGTTGTAGTTAATAAATATGTTGATTTACCAACAGGAACTACTGCATCTGTAGGCACAGAAAGCAAATATCCAATGTATTTTGCAGACTGGTCAAGATTCCATACTATCGTTGATCGTTTAAATATGATCTTGCGTAGATATGATCAAACTTTACCGGGCTACATTACATTCTATGGTGAAAAACGACTATGCACTTCAGTTGTTGATCCATTTGCTGGTGTTCGTTATCGTTCTACTGCAACTGCTACTAACTAATAGCAGTTTTAATGAAGGAATAGGCGGTTTAATCGCCGCCTATTTTTTTAACTAATTAGGAAAAAATTATGAAAGCATCTAAAAAAGTTTTAGAAGGTATAAAACAAGCTATACTCGAAGGCAAATCAAAAGTTAGCTTTAGAGAAGATAAAAAATCTAAAAAAGATGCACAAGAATCTGAACAAATTAACGAAGCATCTAACATTACTGGTTCAGGTAGCGGCGTTGGTGGTAAGGTAATATTTGATGAAGCATTTGCGGCACTTCGTTATGCCAATCCTTTCCGTATGGGAAGCCGAGAAATTATTGTTAATGGTTCTGATGCTCAATTCGTAGCAAAAGTTGGTAATGCGGCAAATTCAACTAATCCATTTGGATATACAGTTGTGCCTAATAGTGGTTCACCAAATATTGCTACATCTATCTGGCAATTGCCAGTTCGTGTTTTATCAGCAGTTTTGCCAGTTCGTAGTGCAGTTTTAACTGATGTTAATGCATTAGAAGAAGCTCTTGTTAATGACTTAATGCTTGAATTTAGTCAGTTAGAAGGTCAATCTATGGCTTTAAATAACGATCAATCTGGTTCATCAACAACTGCTTATGGTGCAACTTCTGGTTTAAGAGGTTTACCAACTTACAATACTGGTTCTACTGCATCATTTGGTTCAAGTGGAACTGCAAGCACTAATGGTATTCATACAATTGCTACAGTAACTCATAGCACAACTGCAATTGATTATGATTCATTAGCAGATATGGCTTCAGCTTTACCAGCTCAATATTGGGCATTACCTACAACTGCTTGGCATATTCATCCATCACTTATTTTAGAATTGCGTGTTCTTAAAGATACAGTTGGTATGCCAGTTTATTTAGAAGTTGGTAATTCAAATGGCGGTGCAGTTGCTAATTTATTTGGTTTCCCTGTGATCCCAAATCCATATTTAGCCGCTCCCGGAACTGGTAACATTTCATGCGTATTAGCAAATTGGGATCGTTTTATGACCATTGGCGATACAGAGGAAATGACATTTAAGATGTTTGAACAAACTCAACCGGGCTTTATAAATATCTATGCCGAAAAGCGTATGGTATCCACAATTCGTGATCCATTTGCTGGCGTATTCTTGAAAGGCGTATAATGACAACTGCTACCACTAGCGATATTCTTGCTTATGGTGGAGTGTTTCTTGCGCCAACAAGAAATCCTTTTAACTATGAGAAAATTGAACAAGTAGGAAGGGATTTATCAACAAGCTGGCTTACATTGACGGAAATCACCAATCAATTAAATTTGTTTGGTGATGACAGTCAAGATTCATATTTAAGTGATCTTGAATTAGCAGTTAGGATGCATATTGAGGATTATTTGGGCTTACCAATATTCCCAATTACATTTCAAACTTATTACGCAACAAGTTCTTTATATGGCAGTCCAATTTGCCTAGATTTACCAGAAGTTTCACAAGGTGCTGGAAATACTGTAGTTAATTCAGTTAGTTTTTTTGATGACGCACAAACGCCTGTTTTAACGCCTGTTAGCCCAGCTAATGGCAATTGGTATTACGATCCTACTGGTAATAAAGTTGTTTTAGCAAGTTTACCAACTAACTTTAATCAAAATATGACTGCTCCATTAGTCGTTAATTTTACTGTTAAACCAAGTTTCTTATCTCAATATCCAGTCATTAAACAAGCTGGATTGTTATTATTAACGCATTTATATAACAACAGATCAGAAACAACAGTTGGTAGATTGGCAGAACTTCCTATAGGAATTGATGCTTTATTAAGACCTTACAAACCATTGGTGATGTAAATGGCTATTTCACGCTATGAAAATGTTACTGTTAATACTTTATCATTTACAACAGATGCATTTGGCGAAAGCACAGTTGTAATAACACCTAAATTTACAAGCAGACCTTTAGTTCAAGATGTTAAAAATAGCTTGCAAATTACTGGCGATACTCGTATTTACCAAGACTTAAATAGATTTGTTTTTAACTATACGCCTTATGTGCGAGATATAGTAATTAATTCAAGCGGATATTCAATCACTTGGCGTAACCAAGATTGGCGAATAACTGATGCTATTGAAGCTAATGATAAGATGAGTGTTACTTTCTTATGTTATAGAAACGATCCAACAACAAAGGTTTAATATGGGACAGAATAGTATTGTTCAGTATGCTGAAGCCATACAAACTCAATTATCGAGTATAATAAGTCCTGTTCCTGTGTATTCTAATTTTAACCGAAATTATGCTACACAGTCGAAATTTGTAACATGGCATTTAAGGAATGTTCATCAGCCGGTTTATACTGGTGGCAATCAAAATGTTAAAGGCATTGATAGACCGGTATTCCAGATGAGTGTATTCTCAACTAATATGGGCGATGGAATGACAATAGCTAATACTATTATTCAATCATTACATGGCTATACTGGTCAGTTTGGCGGATCAGGCGGTTTTTGGATTTCAAAAGCCGATGTAATAATGTTGCATCATACATACGATAATACCAATGCGCTCCATTCAGTCATATTGGATTGCACACTAGATATACCAACATAAGATTTTTTAATTTTTTAAAACGGAGTAAATTATTATGGCATTACCTAATAAAGTCTTACCGGGATTTAGCGCAACCCTTTATGCACAACCCGGAGCTACACCAACACCATTAACAGTTGCTAACTTATCTGATGAAACATCAGTTTCAGCTATTGCTATTTCAGCTAACCAAATTCATGTAGAAGCTATCCCTTACTTTGGTCAAGATGATGCTTCAGCTTCATTCGGTGTTGCTGGTGCAAGACAATCAGATATTATCCCAACTCAATCAAAGCCAACATCAATGACTATCATTGCGGCTTGGAATCCATCTGATACTGGTCTTTTATTAATTCGTGGCGATGCTTACAATGGCACAATTGACAGAACATTTGTTATCTCTGCTACTGATGGCACAAACATTGTGAACTATGCTTTCAATGGTCGTGTATCTGAATTTAAGATTGATCCATCACCAACTGCTGAAGCTAAATGTTCATTTACGATTCATCCAAGAGGTAATCAATACGGCTGGTCAAATAATACATAATTTATAAAGATAAATAAAATGACAACAACAATAAGATCAAATGATGATTTATTAAGTTATCTAGTAAGCCAAGCCAATTCAGGTCAAAAGAATTGGTTTGGTTTTGCTCAACAAAGATTAACTGGTATTAATTTAGCACATGAAATTGCAAAAAATCATGCTGATAAACTATCGCCTGAAGAAATAGTTGATTATGTTGTCAAGCTAAATAATGCGATATATCAAAAAATAATTAAGGCAGATTAATGTCATCTACAAAGTTTCAAGTTACTGGACTTTCAGAAACTTTAGCAGTATTTGATGAATTAAAAGATCAAATAGGCGATTCAAAAGCTAGAAGCTCTGTTCTTATTCCAGCAACTAAAGAAGCTATGAAACCAGTATTATCAATGGCAAAATCATTAGTGCCTATTGATACTGGTATGCTTGAAAATTCTTTAGGCATAACTGCAAGACGACCAGACGGAAAAGATAAAAGATCAAAATATGTTAGCCCAAAAGATGCGGTTATTGCATTGGTTCAAACTAAATCAATACCAAAAAATTTAAAAACAAAAGCATCTGAATTTGTTAAAAACATTTCAGATAAGCACCAAAGAAAAATGGCTACAAAAGAGTTTTACGAATCACAAGGCATATTCTATGATGCCAGAGCTATTGCAATGGAATTTGGAACGGCTACAGTTAGTCCACATCCATTTATGAGAGTTTCATTGGAAAGCCAAGCTCAACAAGTTTCAGAATCATTGGGCAGAATATTAGCTCAAAGAATAGAAAGTTATAAAGCAAAAAATCTATAATATTATAAGGAAAAAATATGAGTAAATTAGCAAGTGCTTTAGGTAGCAAATACGAACAAAATAAATTATCTATTTTAACTAGATCATTTGAATTAGGAAATCATACATTTAAAGTTAGAGTTCCTAGTGTTGGTGAAATTGAAGAAATTTATAATTATTTTAAAAATCCTGATGAAGCGGTTACGGAACAAATTTATCAAGAGCTTATTGCTAATTTAGTTATTGATCCAGAAGATAAAGTTGAAAAAACAGATAACGATACAATCGTTGAAGGCAGATCAATGCGAGAAGCCGCTAAAAATAAAAACATTATGCAATATAGAATTGTAAGATATATTCAAATGTTAGTGCCAGAAACAGGCAGTTTAGATGATCTTACTTATGCAGATGTTGAATCTGAATTTCCATTAGCTATTCAACTTACTTTAATTGACAAGATTAACGAAGTTATTTCGCCTGATTATAAAGATATTAAGTCAAAGTAACCGGCTCATTAAGAACGCAAGTTCGCTCCGCAATGATTTTTAATGGGCATACACCACAAGACATAAGCGCAATAGATGAAGCTACAATGAACGAGATAATCGTTATGTATGCTGATGGTGTTATAGGTAATAACGGAGTAATAAGAACACTAGGAAGTCTTACTGCTGGGGTATTTAATTATATGCGGTCAAACAATGCACCGCCTTATAGTTTAAAATCCATTATAGATACTATATATCCTTATATATATCGTGAACCAGAAGTTGATCCAAGCGATGCCTTGTTAGTCTTTATGAGCCAATCACCTAACTTTAGTATGGACAAGTTTAAAAGGTAAATCATGGCAATTATTTCAAGATTATCGGTTTTATTAGGATTAGATGCTGGTGAGTTTAATTCTAATTTAGGTAAAGCCCAAGAAAGTCTTAAAGGGTTTAATGCATCCGCATTAATTACAGAAGCCGCTATTGCTGGTCTTGGAGCGGCATTTTTTGAATTTTCCAAAAGTGCAATTGAATTTGCAGATCAAATGGCGCAAGTTGCCAAAACCAATGATGTTGCAGTTCACACAGTATTAGCTCTTAATGAAGCATTTATGCTTAATGGCGGATCATCAGAATCAGCCGGCAAAGCTATGTCTGCTTTTAGTAAAACTGTTGAACAGGCTTATCAAGGCAATGATAAATTAAGAAAATTATTTAATGATATTGGCGTTTCAGACAAGATGCTTGCTGAAATGGATACTCCAAAAATACTTGAGCAAGTTCTTAAAGGATTACAAAACACAGAACCAGCTTTAAAACGCAATGGTGAAGCTATGCAATTCTTTGCTAGAGCAGTTCGTGGCATTGATATTAAAGGCGTTGCTAAAGATTATGAAGAATTTAAAGACAAATTTACTGGTTCAGATGAAGCATTTTTAAAAGTTAAAGTTGGTGTTGATGCTTTATCTCAATCTTGGACTGATCTTAAAACTGTATTTATTACAGACTTTGGTCCAGCGATTGAAAAAGCACTTCACGCTATGGCTGAACTTGTATTTATCATTTCAGATGGTATTGATGCAACTAAAGCATTATTAAGTGGCAGTCTTAAAGACTTTAATAAAGTTTATGAAGAACGAGATAAATGGGAAGTTAAATATAAAGAGCATTTAAAAGAAGAAGCTGATCTAGCTAAAAAAGTAACTAGCGCACAAAATCCCGGTGGCAATTTACCATTAAGCGAACAACAACAAAAATCAACTGAAGAATTACAAAAGCAAGTATTAGCTTGGCAAGAGCAAATTAAAGATATAGGTTTAGTTAGGTCTGAAGCTCAAAAATTAGCCGCTCAAGAACAAGAAGGCGGAAAGTATGCTAAAGCATCTGCTGATGAAAAAATAAAAGCATTGCAAGTAGCAATGGCTTTAGATAAAGCTCGTCAAGATCAATATGCTAAAGATCAATCAAAAATTATTGATTTTGATATTGCTAGATTGCAAAAAGAAGCACAAATAGCAGATCAAGGAAGTTTACAACAAAAATATTTATTGGAACAATTTGATGCTCAAGCAAAATTAAATACAGAGCTTCAAAAAGGATTAATTAGTCAAGAACAATATACTGAATTATTAAATAAAAACTTTGATTTAATTGATCAACAAAAACAAACATTAGCCGCACAACAAACATTTAGTGCTGGATGGAATAAGGCTTATAACGATTTTATTGAACAATCTCAAAATGCGGCGGCTTTGGGTAAGGAAGCATTTGATACTTTAATGAGTAATATGAATAGTGCTTTAGATAATTTTGTTAAAACAGGAAAATTACATTTTAAAGATTTAGTGGGTTCTATTATTGAAGGTCTTATTAAAATTCAATTACAAGCTCAATTATCTGGTTTATTTAATATGTTAGGAAATTCTTTAGGATTTGGTAGTTCAAGCTCTGGCGGATTTTCTGGTGGCATTACTAATTTAGCTCAATTTATGCCTAAAGCTGATGGTGGTCCTATATCTGCTGGATCGCCTTATCTTGTTGGTGAGAATGGTCCAGAGCTTATGATTCCCGGTCAATCAGGTGCAATTATTCCAAATAACTCTTTAAGTTCATCTATGGGAAGTCAGCCACAAATCGTTTATAATGGTCCATATATTGCCAATATGAGTGCTATAGATACACAAACTTCTGTTCAATTCTTGGCTAAAAATAAGACTGCGGTTTGGGCGGCAAATCAATCTGCTCAACAATCATTACCACAATCGAGATAATAAATGGCAAATCTTAATCAAATATTAGCTATATCAGAACAAGTAACGATTAACGATCAAAAGTTTGTTGGACAAGTTGTTTCTCGAAATCAAAGAATATCTACATCTGAAATTCTTACAGTTCAACCATTTGCATTTGATATGAAACCAATGAATTGGCTTTTATATTCTCAAAACAGATCATTGTTATCAGCATTACGAGTTGCGGATCGTTCTACTGAACAATATCTTAATTTTGGCACAACTGGATGGCTTAATTATATTGCTTATCAAGGTGATCTTACACCAACTCAAATTAGTGATGCTCAATGGCAAACATCTTCTGCTAATAAAAATCTTGTATTAGGTAACTTTGATTCTGGAATTAATCCTTTAGCTTATGTGGTTCGCACAGGCGATTTTTGTCAAGTAGATCGTTATGCTTATATTGCAACGGCAGATGTATTAAGAGGTTCTGGATCAACTGTAACTATTCCAGTTCATCGTAATTTAATTAATCCTTTAGTAAGTCCAGAAAATGCAGTTATAGGTCAATATGGAACAACTGTGTCAATGGGCGGATCAACTTATACCGGAATTACTTTTCCAATTATCTTACAACAATATCCAACTTATACATTAGTTCCAATGACAAATGATTCATTTATTGCATGGAGTTCTACATTTAAGGCGTTTGAATCAGTATTATCATCATGAACAATATAACACCAGTCGAAAACACTAATATTATAAGAATGGCAGATTTCGTGAGGGTAACCACACCTTCTGCTACTTATCGTTTTGCAACAACTCCCTATGTTATTACAGTTCCAGCAGTAGATTCTCAACCATTTGATGCATTAGGCACATTAGTATCTATTGGTGATGCTCAAAGAGATATTAAATCAACTGCTAATCAAACATCTATTACTTTAGTTGGATTAGATACTGCATTATTAGGATGGGTATTATCTCAACAAGGTAAAGGCTCTATGATTGAAATGTGGCATGGATTTTTTAATGCTGATGGAACTTTAATTACTTCTGGTGGAGCTGGTGGTCTTTATAAATTTTTTACTGGATATATAAGTAATTATCAAATTGGTGAACAATGGAGTGAATTAACAAGATCATATATTGGAACAATAACTGCTATTGCGGCTAATACACAAACTATTTTAGCTAATCGTTTATCTGGTCGATATACTAATGACAATTCATGGGAATATTGGAATCCGGGCGATAGCTCTATGAATAGAGTTGCATTTATTCAAACTATTAATTACGCATTTGGATCAACTACACAAAATAATAAACAATGATTCGATTTGCTAATAAATACGACAATGAAAAGATAATAGATTTAATAAAAGAGTTTGCTAGTAAAATAGACACACCATTAGCCAGCAATCCTTTAACATGGTCAAAAACACATTGCGAATCTATATTGACTATGATTTATGCTGGATTGGGTTTTGTATTGATTGATGATGAACAAACAGGAATATTAGTCGCAGTTAAATCTAAATATTTTTGGAATAACAATATTATTCAATTACAAGAAGTTATGCTTCATGGTAAAACAAATATAGTTATAGCAAGATTAATTAAAGAATATATTAAAGTTAGTAAAGATATGCTTAATAAAGGTGAAATAAATCAAGCAGTTATAGCATCTTTTGTGGATGTAAATTTATCTAAATTAGGATTAAAACATTTGGAAAATAAGTGGGAAATTAAATAATGTCATTTGTAATTGTTCCTGTATTAGCTCCTATTATTGGTGAACTTGCCGCCAATATTGTTGCATTTGCAATAAGTATGGTTGCATCATCAATCATATCTTCTATTTTTGCGCCTAAACAACCCGGACTTCCTAATCTTCCTAATCCCGGCAATCCACAACAAGTTCCGCCAGCCGGTAACAATCTTTTACCAGTTGTTTATGGTGAAGCGTATGTAGGTGGCATTATTACTGATTTATCTATTACATCAGACAATCAAGATATTTATTGGGTATTAGCTTTATCTGAAGTAACTAATACCGAAACTGGTGGAACACCAGATACCATAACTTTTGGTAATATTTATTGGGGCGGTAGAAAAGTTATATTTGGTGGAACTGCAACTCCAACAATTTCTTCTGTTGGAACTGTTACTTCATGGTCATCATCCACACCAAATGAAATAACAATGTCAAGCTCAATTGCGACATCATTACAAATTGGTGATGAATTGCAATTTGGACCAGATACATCTTATACTCGATATACTATTGGACAAATTAATCAAATTGACGCTACAGATTATTTAATTATATTTACTGCTTCATTAGTTGGTGTATCAACAGGATCAACTGTTTATCAATATTATTTTGCATCAGATACTAATTCATCTCAAGTAACAGGATTGTTGGATGAATCGACTGGTAATATTCAAGATGTTACTGGTTATATGGACATTTATCTTTACAAAAATGGATCAAATCAACCAGTAAATACTACTCAATCTGCAATTTCTGTTATGCAGTCATCTGGTCTTGTATATACATGGGATTCAAGTAAATTAATGAGTAATTGTGCATTTGCAATTGTTCATCTTAAATATAACTCAAGTTTAAATTTAACCGGTTTAGCACAAACTAGATTTCAACTTACTAATTCAAGATCATCACCGGGAGATTGTTTCCTAGACTTTTTTACAAGCAAAAGATATGGTGCGGCATTGCCTGTATCTCAAGTTGATACCAATTCTTTAATTGCTCTTAATGCTTACTCAAATCAAAGTTTTAGTTTTACTGGATTTGATACCTATACTTATACACAACCAAGATTTGTATTTAATGGAGTTCTTGATCCATCAATTAAAATATTAGATAACCTTCAAAACATGGCGGCTTGTTGTGATTGTTTAGTTAGATACAATGAAATATTAGGTCTTTGGGGTGTTATTGTTCAAACACCAAGTTATTCAGTTGCTATGGATATTAATAATAGCAATATTATTTCATCTATTAGCGTTACACCAATTGATTTAACTAATACATTTAATGTAGCTCAATGCCAATATCCAGATGGATCAAATCAAAATTCATTTGCTTCAGTTACATTTAATTTAGCTACTATTGATCCTAGCTTATTATTTCCAAACGAACCAGTTAATCAACAAACTATTAATCTTTACTTTACTAACAATAATGTAACTGTTCAATATCTTGCTAATCGATTCTTAAAATCATGTCGAGAAGATTTACAAGTTCAAGTTGATGTTAATTTTGTAGGTATTCAATTAGAAGCTGGCGATATAGTTACTGTAACTAATGCCAATTATGGATGGGCGGCTAAATTATTTAGAGTATCTAAAGTTGTTGAAAAATTTGGTGCTAGTGGTGAAGTAACTGCAACTTTAAGTTTAATGGAATATAATCCAGCAGTTTATAATGATGTAAGCATTACTCAATTTACACCATC